TTAGTTTGTTTAGCTTTCTCCCTATTATTATAATTTTCATCTCCATATCTTTTAGATTTAATTTTTTTGATATCATTACTATCAGGAATAACAAAGTTAGTTTCTTGTTTAAATGTTTCAGTCATTGAATAGTATGGTACTCCAAACTTACTTAAACATGTTTTGGTTCTTTTCTCGTAGTTATTATAATTTTCATCACCGTATCTTTCTAGTTTAGTTTGTTTAGCTTTTTTAATAATTTCTTGTTTTTGGTTTTGTGATTGTTTCGATTTAGATACTGTAACTGATTGAGTTACTTTTTCTTTAGTACATTCGCATTTAGATGCACTACCACAATTTATGTATCCTGTTGTTATTGATTTGAATTTTAATTTATTACCACGTTTACATGTTGTTGGTATTGTTGGATTAATTGCATTATATATTTTTTCCGCATAGTTATCAGTTATAATTGTACAGTTAGATAATACCCAGTCATTTAACTCAGGTATTTTTTGAATCATTTTAGAATAATGTTTTGGTTTTGAGGATATTAAGTTTATTATTTGTGTTTTTATAGGCATTTTTACAGTGTAGCATATATCTTTTCAAAAGTCAATAAAAAGCCCTAATTAAAGGGCTTCTTAAATATAATTTTAAAAACTAAAATTATGAGAAAGTTAAGTTTTGCAACTGAAACTTCACCAACATAATCAGCAGCGTTACCGAATGAAGATGCAGAATTAGTTAATTCAACATAGCCATAACGAGTAAGGAATGAAACTACTGGTTCGAAAGTGCTTGGATCTAGTACAACACCACTTGACATTAAAGGAATGTAAGGGCAGTAGAAAGCAGGTGCATCAGATTCAGAAGAACCTTTATAACCAACTAGNACTGGAGTTGTATCAGCAGCATAAGAGTCAACATAGACTTTCATAGCTGAGTTTAGAGTACCAACAAACTTAGTGTTAGTAGGTGCTTCGAAAGTACCTTCTGTGCTACGAGCGAAAGCTGAAGTAGTAGCAGATTGTAGGATTGTTAAAGAAGCAGGTGAAACAACGGCATAGTTACCAGCACCACGTCTAGTACGTTGAGCGATAAGGTTAGCTGTTCTGTTAATTAATACAGCAAGAGCGGCATGTTCGTCACCAACGAAAGTAGCAGTACCAGAAACAGTAGCTTGATCGTAAGTGAATTCAGTAGTTGCTAATGAACGNAAAAGAAAGTAAAATTTCTTGATCGATTTCAGAAGTAATTTCTTGAGCAAGAGCTGCCATAATTTCAGCTTCAACGTCAATACCATGCATAGATTGTGCATCTTGAGCTGCTTCAAAAGTCCAGCGAGCTTGCAATTTACGTGATTTAGCTTCAACAGCTTGTTTCAACAATTGTACTGAAATGTTACGTCCGCCAGCACCTTCAAGGCCTGCTGTAGCAGAACCACGGTAATCAGCTTGAGCTGCGCCTTGACCTGCTGAGTAAGCAGTAGCAATTTTGAAAGGACTAAGAGCTTCATCGCCTGCGGCTGTAGAAGTAGCAGCGGCACTAGTATCATTTACAGTTGTTCCGTAACGAACACGTAATGTATGAATTTGTGAAACTGGTCCTGACATTGGTTGAACACCAACTAATTCATTTGCAATAACAGTAGGCATAACACGGCGAATAACAGGAAGAATAACTCTGTTAAGTGAAGCGATGTTACCTGATGCTGTTGCACCTGTTGTAGCAGATTCTGCTAAATAGTTGCGTGTATTTTCTAGCATAAGACTCATGCTAGTACGTTTAGTTCCTTGAAGGCCTTCAAGTAGTGCTGATTTAGTTTCACTCCAACGGCTTTCTAAAAGTGCATTTGACATTTTTAATATCTCCTTATATTTAAAAATTTATATTATAGTCCTGCAAGACGTTTAATATCAACAATGTTGCTATTATCGTTAGTTGCAGTAACAGTTTTATCACCAGTACGAGCAGAAACAGATTCATTCAATTTACTCTTTCTTACAGGAGCAGATTTAGGAACTTTGTTATCTAGTACAGCTGGTAGGTACTTTTCAAAAACATTCGACAAACGAGTTGTTTGAACATTTTCTAATAGGTTTTGCATTACTTCTTTTTTATCTTCACTAAGTGGTGACAATAGCTCGTCTAATAATTCATTGCGAGCAGTGCTTTCTTTCAATATACGAACTTCAGTAGCTTTACTTTCAGCTATTTGTTTCATTTTTTTCATATTGTTAGAAGCTACACTTAATGTTTTTTTGTTTTTTTGAATTTCGGCTTGTAATTTACGCACAACTGCATTTTCATTTAGATGTGTTGATGTAAATTCATTTGCAAATGCTTCAAAAATACGTCTACCAAAACTATTCTGACGAGCAGATTTGATATCTTCATTTAATGATGTTAATTCACTCTTTAATGAATTAGTAACATGTGCTTTAACTTTCTTAGAATTTTCAGTAATGAATTTCTGTTTTAGAGTATTAAGTTTAGCGTTAGCTTCAGAAACAAGTTTAACTTTAGTTTCAAGTAAATCACGCTTATCTGTAGCAAATTCACGTAATTCTACTCTTAATCTCTTAGAAACAAATCCTTCTAATAATTTAAGTTGTTTTGCTTGGGTTTTACGATCTTCACGCAATTCTTTAATTTCTTCAGCTAGTTTAGCTGTCATGAAATTATTAAATTTAGTTGCATGTTCACGTAATTTAGTTTGTGCTTCTACACGTTCTTTACGAAGAGATTTTCTATCTTCAGCAAATTCACGTAGTTCACGTTTAAGACCCGATGTTACCATTTTATTAAGAGCTTCAACCATTACTTTTTTATCATGATTGTAACGTCTAGCAAATTCTTCACGAATTTCTGCTTTGATACTATCTTTAGCTTCATTTAACTTAGAATCCCAAGCTTCTTGAATTTCCGAATGTGTATCTTCGTTGATCACGTTACTGTCAAGCAATTTTTTAATTGCATCTAGCATGTTGATTTTCTCCTATTTTTATGTTATACTACAAAATAATTATAGTACATATCTGTTCTTATTCAGAACAAATTCCTTTAAACTTTTAATTCCTTGATCAAACGTATAATACCTTCTTTCAAATATTTTTGAGCTCTAGTATTATGTTGTGTTTCTTTTGCAAGTTCAATAAGTTTATGACCATGATTCATGTTTATCATTGATTCGTAAATTGCTTTAGGATAAGCTTCTGATGCACTAGGGCATGCAACAACATCAACGGTAATAATTTCAAAATCACTAACATCACCTGTTGCTTCATTTACATTACCACTACCACGACTAGAAACTCCTAATTTAACTCCGCTTTCAAGCATTGTTTTAACTACAAGTCCCATTGGTGTTTGTAATATTTTTAATTTACCGTAACCATTAGGACCATCCATCCACATTTCAGTAATCATATGACTTACACGATCTAAATTAATTTTTAAATCATCAGGATGATCAATCTCACCTAATACAGAATACCCAGAAGTTATTTGTTTCTTCAAAGTACTTACAGCATTAGTAATTTCAGTAACAGGATAGACACGTTGGTTAGCATTTTTAACACCACCTTGTATCATAATTCCACTCATGTATAAATCTTTACCTGTTTTAGAATCTGCTTCAGTTACTATTTGAGCTTGATCAAAATTTAATCTTTCTGACAAATAAGTCATATTATTTCCTTAAATTATCTACGCTTAGTTGGTGCTTTTAGCTCTAACTTTACGTCTTGTTTTTGATTCTGCAACTGGTTTTTTTGCAGGAGCAGCTAACTTTATTTAATTTTGGTTCAGTTGTACAACCTTGATCTTTTAACAGTAACTTTACCATTACCTTTTTCTTCAGTAGATGTGAAATTTACTGGTTTAGAAGATGCACCTTTTCCACCACTGTTTGCAGCAACTGTAGATTTCTTGTTAATGTTTGCTTCTTCACTATTAGATGGTTTAGCAACTGCTGTTAAAGATACGTTTTCTGCTAACGGGTCAGAATCTAAATCAAAATCGAAATCATCGTCTTCTTCAATTTCATCTTCATCTGTATCATCTGCATCAAAATCAGATTCACCACCGAAGTCATCTTCATCAGCATCACCGAAGTCATCTTCTGCATCAGCACCATCATCCATCATTGTTTCAAATTCTGCCATTAAGTCATCTAATTTATCTTCTAAATCAACAACACGATCTTCAAGTTCTTCTGAATCTTCAGAAGCATCAAATGTTTCTTCTGCTTCATCATCGTATTCATCGTATTCATCGTCTAAATCTTCGGCACCAGTTTCTTCAGCACTAATATCATTAGTAAACTCTTCAACTTCATTTCCACCAATTTCGTCGTCAGACAAATCATCATCCATTAAACTTTCATAGATTTTGCGGCTTTTTTCTACAACGATTTGATGAAACAAATCATTGGCTTTTTTATTGTCTTCGTTGACAATACATTCAATTAATTTTTCAAATTTGTTCATTATGAGATTCTCCTGGGTTAACTCTATATGTGTTTATTTACTAGTTTTTTTAAAAAACAATGATTTAGAAAGGAAAAAAAGGCACTTTTGTACCTTTATACTGATTTTTTAACGATTTTACATAATGGTTCTGTGATATTAGTTATATAATTAGTTTGATTAATCCATTTACTTGCAGATATATCATTGCATACAGTCGTGTCTTTATAATTATTAGATATTAATAATGTAAAGGTTAGATGTGGATATTTAATTGCTATCATGTCAATGACACCAATCCACCAGGTAGCAGGTCTTTTTGTTATATGTGCCATTTCACTATTAGGTAATACTTTTATGGAATCATACGTTGCTA